TCCCGTTGGATGTATCGGTGCCATACTGTTTCATCAGAGGAAAGCCAGAGGACAAATAAAGATAACATAAAATCTCTGATAGACCGATTTGGATATGACAGTAATGTTGTCAGGGTGCGCGTGAGAGGGCTTTTTCCGAAACAGGAAGATGATATATTTATTGCTCTGCAGTTGCTTGAGGATGCTGTCAAATTGGAAGTTGAGCCAGAAGGGGAAACCGAGGGAACATATATACCGGATCGGATAGATATAGGCGTGGACGTTGCCCGTTTCGGGGATGATGATACAGTGATTGCTACAAAGCTGGATAAGGTAATTCCTGAACTGTTATCACGTCACGGACAGAATACTATGCGTACAGTAGGGGATATTGTTCGCATTTACCGTGACTTTATGGAAAAGTATCCAGGGTATGATGATTATGTTTATGTCAAAATAGACGATACCGGAGTTGGCGGCGGAGTGACCGACAGGCTGAATGAACTGAAAGAAGACCCTGCAGAGGGGCTTGATAAGATGGTTGTTATTCCGGTAAATTTTGCGAGGAAGTCTCCAAAATCTAAATCTGCCAGATTTTATGATGATATTGTCACATGGATGTGGGCCAATGTTCGGGATCTGATGAAAGATAAAGAGGTTAAATTACCGGATGATTCCGTATTGGTAGGGGAGTTCTCAACAAGAAAATATTACTTCCAGTCCAATGGGAAAATGAAGCTGGAAAGCAAGGAAGAATTGAAGAAGCGCGGTTTATCTTCTCCGGACAGAGCAGATGCCGTTGCGTTGGCGTGTATGCCTGTCTACAAGAAAAAGGCTGCATAGAAAGGAAGGTGAAAAATTGGGCGAAGAAGTAAAGAGGCCGGCAGTTCACAATTCGGTTGTTATTAAGGCCATATCCAGGGAAACGGTTTCTATCATGGAGAGCAGGGCGGCTGATGAAGATGAATTTCATGGACTATATGAAGACGGGGCTATTCTGGAGCCGCTTTACAACCCGGAGGCACTCACACGGTTATCAGAAAGCAGCGATATTCTGCAGCAGTGCATTGACGCTTATAAAACAAATATTGTAGGATTTGGGGTTGATTTTGAGTATGACGTGGATGTTGATAAAGAAAGTGAAGAAGTGAAAGGTGCGTTAGACAGGGAATGGGCCAGATATGAAAACTTTTTTAAATACTGTAATCTGGATGAAAGTTTTACGTCAATCATGAAAAAGGTAATTGACGATAAGGAGCGTATAGGATGGGGCGCCCTGGAAGTGATTGAGGATATGAGCGGCGTTCCGGCCGGCTTAGAACATATACCTGCTCACAAAATCCGGCTCTGTAAGCGGGAGAGGAAAGCGATTTCAGTGAAAACCATGATTCAGGATGAAAATGGGGAAGAAATTGAAATTTCAATTTTGAAAAAATTCCGAAAGTTTGTCCAGATTGTGGATAATGAAAAGGTGTTTTTCAAGGAGTTTGGCGATCCGAGAATTTTGAATTGCCGGACAGGTATGTATGAAGATGATACTCAGCCAGACGATAGGGCTTCCAGTATCATCTTTTTTAATATCTACTGTCCATATACCCCTTATGGACTGCCCCGGTATATCGGCCAGCTTCTTAATATCCAGGGGAACCGCAAAGCGGAGGAATTGAATTATACCTATTTCATGGATGGGCGGCATATGCCGATGGCGATTATCGTAGAGAATGGGAAGCTGACCGAGGATTCTGTAAACACAATTTCCGGGGCCAAAGGCGATAGGGCGAGGCACAAATATCTGATTCTGGAAGCGGAAGGATTGGAGAATGATGTTCAGATCGGTGATGATGAAGTAAAGAGCAAAGTATCTATCCGCATTGAAAAGCTGGCGGAAATGTTGGAAAAAGACGGATTATTTCAGGAGTATTGCAAGAATAACCGGGATAAAATCCGGTCTGCTTTCCGGCTCCACCCCATTTATACCGGGGAATCCCAGGACTATACCAGGGCTACTGCGGATACGGCCAGACAGGTGACGGAAGAACAGGGGTTTCAGCCGGAACGGGATGATATTGCTTTTATGTTCAATAACACGCTGAAAAGAATTTTGCTGATAAAAAGTGTCAGTATGAAGTTTGTCGCCCCGACGATTTCCGATAAGGCAGAAATTGCCAAAGCAGTATCTCCGTATGTCATGGCCGGCGCCGCTACTCCGAATATGTTGATTGATGCCCTGGGGGATCTTCTGGGAAAATCCTTTGAACCTTTTGAGGGGGAATGGGCGGATAAGCCTATGCAGCTCCTTCTGAAAGAAATGGAAATTCAAAACGGGAACGAAACAAAGGAGGAAAAGGAAGAATCAGAGAAAGAGGAAGGTGAGAAAGATGTAAATACCCCTGAAAGCCCTGAGGATGGGCTGGAAAGCATTGAAAAGTCAGACAGTATAAATAGTATCGTCTGCATACTGAAAAGCCTCCAGAGCATGATTGAGGAGGTGCTGGCGGATGATGTCTAAAGAAAAGATTCTAGTTTTAAAGGGAATTGAGGAAACCCTTCATGTGATTCTGCAGAAAATTGATAAAGGGAATGAAGATTTCATCCTGTCCCTGGGATTGGATAAAAAACAGAATAAAATTCTGCTAAAGGCTCTTGACCGTTTTGAGAAGCAAATCCAGGTTCTTTTTATTAAGCAGAAAAAGGAGTATCTGGCTGCCATTGCCAATCTTCCGGAATACATGAAGAAAAATCAGAAAAAAGTAAAGCGTACCGTCAAAAAAGCGGCAGTTCCGGAAATTCTGATGGATCATATTGTGGAAATTATGGCCGGTTTTATTTTTGCAAATGAAAAGGCGTATATTGATAAGCTGGCAGCGCTTTATGTGGCATTTACCAATTCTTTTTTCGGGCAGATTGCGGAGATATGCGCCAGATCGGTGGAAGGTTCCCGACTTGGCCCTAATATGAGCCTGACAAAGAGGGCAGCGGATTGGCTTGACCAGCATAAAATAAAATTTGCCCAGGAGGTAAACCAGACAACGCATGACGCTATTATAAAAAGTCTGAAAGAGAGCTTGTCAGAAGGCAAAGGGAATAATCCGGCTGGCAATAAGCTGGTGTCAGATGTTCCGAACCACTTTAATCAAAGCAAGGTAAAAGAGAAAGAAAAGAAGCTGGAAGCTTTGACGGATCTGGAAAAATACAATGCGGTTTACCAGGCTGTGGAGCAGCAGCAATGTTTTGAGTTTTATCGGGCACGCCGGATTGCCAGGACAGAAACAATAAGCGCCATGAATGCCGCAACACTGGAAGGATGGCGGCAAAGCGAGGTCATTGGAGGGAAAGAGTGGGTATGCGCCTGTGATAAAGTATCCAGAGAATGGCACAAAAACGCGGACGGCCAGCAGGTTCCTCTGGAAGAACCGTTTATTGTCGGAGGCGAAAAACTTATGCACCCCGGAGATTCCTCTATGGGGGCAAGCGCAAAGAATGTGATTCACTGCCGATGCACTATGAAAAGTGTCTTAAAATACAAAATGCGGAGGTGATTTTATGGAGGTTAAAACATTGGCGGCTATGCCAATAGCCAAGGTTGATGAAGCGAGCCGGACAGTGATAGGTGTTGTGTATAAGGCTTCTAAAGCAGTAGGGGAAGACGGGAAACCGGTGGATAAATCAACCATAGACACACACGGAAATTGGGCAACCGAATTAGAAGTGAAAAAGGCATGCCATAATTTCAATAAAAAGCTGCAAAATAAAAAGCTGGCCGGAAAAGTCGGCGTTGATAAGCAGCACAATGAAAAGGCTGGTTATGGTATTGTGATAGAAAGCTATATTGCCATGACGGATATTCCGGAAATCAATGCCGCAAAAGGAGATTGGGTTGCCGCCGTGGAGGTGACAGACGATGCCTGTTGGCAGCAGATTCAGAAGGGGGAAATAGAAGGCTTTTCCATTGGGGGAACCGCTAAAATTGAAACGAAGGGAGGTGAATGAAGTGAGAAGACGCAATATTTTAAAGGCTGCGAAAACAGTTGAAATTGTGCCAGGGGAAATGAGTGATATGGATATAAGCATGATTTCCCTGGTGCGCAAGGGCGCCAACAAGCAGAAAATCCAGATTTATAAAGAGGATGAATGTGAAGATTCAGAGGATTCAGAAGCGGATGAAGTGAAGGGGCTGATCGGTGTGCTGAAATCCTACTTTACCGGAAAAGTGCAGAAGGCGGATGAGACAGCGAAAAAGCCCAAAAAGACCTTTGCGGGCATGATGGCGGTTAATGATATTACCGAAAATATGTGGAGGGCAAATGACACCCTTCGGAGCGTTATGAGGGATATTATCAACAATGAGGAAGTGAGCGATAAGAAAGCGGCGCTTCTGCAGGCGGTAGATGAATATTCCGCATACATGAAAAGCAAAGTCAATACCGCTGCTATCGCAAAGGGCGATAGTTTTTTTGATGTTCCTGAAACGGAGATTCAGAAAGCGGGGAAAAAGGTATCTGGCAAAAACCTGGAAGCCTTGAAAGCGGCACAAAGAGCGCTCTCTGCGGTAATCAGTGAAGCAGAGCCGGAGCCGGAACCGCCTGAAAAGGATAAGGATAATCATGGAGAAAAGGAGGCAGAGGAAGTGAAGAAAGAAGAATTAACAGAAGTTATGAAGCAGGCTATGGAGGCCGCACTGAAGCCAATCAATGACCGGCTTGACAAGATCGAGAAGGAGGATTCTGCCGGGGAACAGGAGGAAGCCGGGGAAGGGGAAGACAAAACAGAGGATATTACGGAGATTATTAAATCCGTGATAGGCGAAGCGTTAAGTCCCCTGGAAAACCGTCTGGAAAAAGTAGAAAAATCCAGAGGAATGGCCCGGAGCCTGGAAGGAGAGGAAAAGGCGGGGAGAATCGAAAAAGAGGCCGAAGATGTATTTGAGGGCTATTTTGCGTAAAAGAAGGAGGCGAAAAAAACATGAATAATCGTACTTTGTTATCAAAAGCAGCGGTGGATACGGCTACTCTGGGAACAGGTGGCAAGATGAATCCGGAGCAGTCGAAGCAATTCATCACTTTTATGAGAGACTATTCCCCGTTTCTCCGTTCGGTGGACTTTATCACTATGCAGACTACGCGCCGTGTTCTGGAATACGGTGATGTTTCCAGGAGAAATATGCGAAGGGCAAAAGAGAATGAAGATAATCCGGCAACCGGCAGCTTCTCCACAAAACAGAGAGAGCTGAATGCGGTAGGCGTAATCATGCCCTATGATATTACGTTCCAGTTTATGAAAGAGAATATCGAAAAGGGACAGATCAACACAACGCTGGCCCGGCTGTTTGCCCAGCAGTTTGCCAATGATACCATTGATTTGGGATTCAATGGAGATGAAAGCTCCAGTGACGAATTTATCAATATCAACGATGGCTGGGTAAGCATTGCGGAG